TCACTTTAGGTGTTGACGTATTACTCAGCCTAGCGTATGTTGTTTGTGTCAGGAGGGAATAAGCCCACTGACTGAAGAACAGAAAGAAAAATACTATGAAAAAACACAACGTGATTGACGTCCTTGAAGTCGCAGCAGAAAAGGCAAGAATTGACCGAAAAGAAGAACGAGCAACATTAGCGCAGATCCAGTATTTAGCTGATCTTATGTTAGCGAATTATAAGCACGACATCGAGGAAGTTGTGGAGGAATACCGCACACACCTAATTCTCACCAAAGAAAATGCACGGGAATTGATCTGGAACCACATCGTTCCACACCTTTATGGATCTAGTCTCTATACCGTCGAGCAGTGCGAAAAAATTTGCGATTTACTGGAATCTTAATCCAACCGGGGGCCGCAAGGCCCCCTTTATTCAACAACAGATCAAATGACACGAACACTTCAATACCAGCAAGCACAGTCTAGAAAGTGGATGTTTACTCACAGCCCTGAGATCAAAGATTTCTGGCCACAGGAGACATTCAGGGATCTGACGAACCTTGCATTCTCCATAGATCCGATCTGGGTAGAATGCCCGTGGAAGAAAAGGCGACGACCCCCTGAGAGGTGTGAGGCTCTTATCGATGAGTTGTTCGGGTCAGATTATAGCTGGAAGGAAGAAGCAGCCAGACGCCGAAAAAGAAAGCGAAAGCAAAAGCCTTAAATGATTTTAACCGGGGGCCGCAAGGCCCCTATATCCAACAACAACAAACCAAAAGAAAGATAAACACATGAAAAAACATGAGTTCAAAATCGAAATCACAGCAGACATCTCCAAGGTGTCCGAGGTCTACGAGGCGGTCAGCCTTGTAGAGGGTGTAGAGATCAACGTGGTGGACTGCGTCGAAGTTAGCGAGTCAGTCAAACCCAAGGTCGATGGTGCAAAGCGTGGCCGCAAGAAGCAGAAATACAAGGTCGAGGAAGACCCTAATGCTGTGACCATCTACAAGAACGGAAAGCATGTCCTTGATGTGGATGCTACCATCAAGAAACTTGGGATCACCAAGGACTACCTCAAGAAAAACTCGTTCAAGCGAGATGCTTTAGAGTGTCGTCTTAAATACGCAATGGCAATCAAGGCTTCGAGATGGTCAAAGCAATAATATTACTGATCACCTGCTGCACCCTATCTGCAGCGGATCACACTGTGGCTCTCACCATACTGGCGGAAGCCAGAGGTGAGGGCCTACGGGGGATGGCAGCAGTCGCCTGCGTCATCGCACAGCGAGCCAAGGAGCGTGGCATCACGCCCAAGGAAGTCTGCTTGCAGCGCAAGCAGTTTTCCTGCTGGGACTCAGGCAAGGACTTGAGCTACCTGCTCGACACTCCACAGGCTGAACATGCGCTCTATTTCGAGAGGCACATCGACAAGATGAAACAGGAAGTCACAGGTGGAGCTAACCACTATCACGCAACATACGTGAAACCATACTGGGCAGACGAGTCGAAGAAGACTGTCCAGATCGGCAATCACATATTCTACAAGCTATGAAGCAACCAAAAATAATCCAGATCTTAAAACCTGAAGACGATGACGGCATGAACACTTTGTTAGGTCTTGCTGATGACGGGTGTGTATATTTCGTGAACAGACGACAACCAAAATGGGCTTTTTATCAAGTCGATATTTTTGAATACGCTGACGAATATGATTATGATGAAAACGATTGAATCACACTGGGACCCAGACGGGTCCATCCCGGCAGACGCAAATGCTCGAGAGGAGTATGAACTCTGGCGAGATTTTGCGAGAACACACCCTGATCAGTGGAACGGAACCGAGTTCCGCCTTCAGGACTTCAAGGAATACATCAGAGATATAGTGGAGCTAGGCCGATATGACTGATCTTGAAAATCTAAAGAACGTATCTGTTGTCTTCAAGGAGCTGGACGATGACCGAGACGAGATTGTCTTCCAGCGAGGCGCAGATGAGGTGTCTTCTAAGGAGGTCGTGTCCCTAATTTGCGACACGTTCAACATGACCACCAAGGAGTTTGCTGAGTCCATCAAGGTCCCAGTCAGGACCGTTGAAGGCTGGAGGTCTGGCAAGCCCCCAGCAGCACTAGCCAAGATGCGGATTGGACGTTGGCTAGAGTCTCAGCTCATCAAACGGGAGGCAAACAACGATGCTCAAAGCTGAAGCTATGGAGTATGGGCTCGAGTTTGAGCCCATATGCGAGGGGTGCGATAGACGGGCCACTGAGATCGTCTACACCCACTACCCTATGGTCAGCAGGGACCCTACTTACTACGGCTGGTGCAGACAATGCACTGAGCACCTGATAGTGGGTATGCTCAGGGATCTTACTGAGGTCATGTCTGAGCACGAGGTATCAGCAATAATACCACACATGCCTGATCGATGGAGGGAGCAGCTAGGGGTTAATGTAGTTACATTTCCCGGGCCTCACACTTCAGGGTCTAAGTCTGATTCCTGATCCTTCAGGGCATCAGCGTAGAGATTCTGAAATGCGAAGTAGAGATCCTGAACTGCTGCCAGTCTCCCTGCGAAGTAGTGCCGTTGTTCAGAAGTCAAGCCGGGTCCGGTTACATTACCGGACTCGGCCTTCATTATCTCATTCAGGATCGTGTCGATGCCACGCCTGACTGGATGTTCTTCCTGCATCGAGAATGCCTCGAGCAGCCACGGCTCGTAACCTTGGAACCTGTATTCGTTATGCATTTGGATTCACACCTATCCTGCCTATCTGAGCGTTCTGCTGCTGCGTCACACTCATCTGCAGGTTCTGAGCAAATGTCTGGACAAGCTGTGCGAACTGCTCGTCCTGTTGCATCTGCTGCTGGTATTTCGGGTTGTTCTGAATGATCTGCTGGATGAACTGCATCTTGATGCCTGCAGACGGATCGTTCTCAACGAACTTGGGCTGATTACCCAGAGACATCAGGGCCACTTGATTGTTCATGTCATCGAACATCTGCTGAGATGCTTCTGCCTGCTCGATCACAAGCTCGTCTGCCAGCGTTGGGTCAATGACCTGCAGCTTCTTCCTGATGAGCTTAGTCCTGTCAACGATGCCCATCGTGTCCTCTGGAAGGACGAATTGACTGATGGCCTGCAGCTTCTTCTGGACAAACTCATTGTCGAGTTCCCTGACATCGAAGTGCAGTGTGAAATTGTATTTCTTAGGGTCTCGAGGCAGCGGCATGTCTGTGCCAGTCACCAGAGCAAAGCGATCATCCGTGTCAAAGACCTGAGTCAGATCCCACACCCTGCCAATCACAGAACTCATGTGCCTGAGCCAGCGATGGACATAGGCCTGCTGCCTGAGCTGTGTCTCTACTGGAGGTATGGCCGCATTGGGTCTGCCAAAGTAACGGTCTGTCCTGAGCTGGATATGGTCCATCAAAGTGAAGGCTAGGTCTGCGCCTCTGCGAGGTGCTTCCATCCAGCCAATGTCACCGGGCCTCTGCTCAGAGACCTGCACGCCGGGTCCAACCTTGATACGTTGACCATACCGTAAAGGAACCTTGAGAGGAGGCAGCGTGTCAAAGCTCGAGCGGTCGAAGACCATATCAGCCTGAGCCTTGTATTCTGCCTGCCAAGTGCGAACGATCTCTGATACACCACGAGACTCAATCGGGCTCCGCCGTGTCTTCTCCCGTGTGAAGGTCTCGAATGGATAGGTGTCCCCAGCTTCTGTCACGAGCCTGTGCTCTGCGAACATCTCCTTGCCACTTGAGTTCTTCTCCATATACGGGGAGAAGACTGTCATGTAGATGCCGGGATTCCCGTTCTCAGTCACCCTGCGGCTGTAAGCATGAATGACCTCGATCAGGTTAGTCTTGTCGTCAAGTCGCTCAGTGCTGCCTAGCACCGGGCTTAGACCCTGATCCCATACCTGAGAACTCTGGCCTGCGGTCTTCTTCACCTCTTCAGCCCATTGCTTGTCCCATTCGCCGCTCGCAGCTTTCGCCTCCAGCTCTGCTAGGGTGTAATACTC